TCAACAGTGTGAAGAATTTGTGCGACTAGAAAGCAAATTTTCCTTGTCTCTCGCAGGGGAGGGACGGTTTTACGTGGTGTCTGCCTTCACAACAGTAGTATCAAAAGCGGTTTTTTGGGCTAATCAACTGGTCACCTTAGGAACGGTTTACAGGCAGGGGAGAAAAGTTGCGGGCAATCTTTATGAAATTGAACGATGGGGCATTGATGCGGGGGCTTGCAGTACAGCCACTGCTCAATTAGCAACAGCGGAAGCCAATTTAGTGACTGCCGAAAACAATTTAACGGCAGCACAAGTAGCACTGGCTGCTGCAAACGCAGCGCTCCCCTTGAATGATCCACTACGTCTTTTGGATGTTTGCGGAAAGCGCGTAGACAGTTGTAAGCTTAGGTTTGCCTATACTTCTCTGCCGTTTGGTGGATTTCCTGGCGCTAACACAGTGCGACAATGACGCCTTTCCCCTTTCTTGAAGCAATCATTCGCGCCCATGCTTTTGAAAAGCCTGCCGAAGAGGCTTGCGGATTTATCGTCAATAACAAATATATACCATGTAAAAACCTACATTCTTCGCCATCGTCCAATTTTGCCATTGCAGCAAAAGACTATGCAAGAGCAGAAAAGAAAGGCGCCATTCAAGCAGTAGTGCATTCCCACCCCGAAGGTTTTGGAGGATTTAGCGAGCATGATATTATTAGTTGCAAGCAAAGCAATTTGCCATGGCTGCTATATTGCACGCAATCAAACGCATGGCATTATGCTGACCCCACTGGCAATGCCCCTCTTGTAGGAAGGGAATGGCTATATGGCATTTATGATTGCTATGGCATTCTGAAAGATTACTTTCATCAGACTTTTGCCATTGAGCTGGATGATTTTCCCAGGGGCAAGGAAGGCGAATGGGAAAGCCCCGAATGGCGCATGTTTGAAAAGAACTTTGCCAAGCAAGGCTTTGTGCCCGTGGATAGACCAGAAAAAGCAGGCGACTTTATTTTGATGCAACTACAGGCCCCTTTCCCTAATCATGCAGGCGTATTGTCGAAACCGGAGCAAAATGTGTTCTATCATCATTTAATGGGCAGACTGTCTGAGGAAACTGTATATGGCGGGTATTGGCAGAAATGCACAAGTCAAACACTGCGCCATCGGGAGTTGATTTAATGGAAAGCCTTGTTGAAGTGAAACTTATTGGGGAATTAGGGAGACGCTTCGGGCGGTCTTATTCTTTTGTGGCATCGTCTCCTCGTGAAGTCATTTCTGCCTTGTCAAATCAAATTGCAGGCTTCAAGGATTATTTGTGCGATGCCCATGAGAAAGGCATTGGCTTTCGCTTGGTTGACGGTGACGCAGAGGGCATGAGCTATGAGGAAGCCATGATGGGCTGCAAGCAATTAATTATTGCTCCTATTGTCACAGGGGGCGGAGCATTTGGGCGAATTTTGCTGGGTGTGGCTTTAATAGCCTTGGCTTTCATCCCTGGAGTGGGCTTTGCCGCTGCTGGTGTCGCGGCGAGTGGAGCCGCTACTGCCGCTGGATTTACGGCGTTTGGCAGTATTTTGTTCAAGCTAGGCATCACCATGGTGCTGACCGGCATTGCGTCTCTTCTCACTCCACCAGTGGAGCCGCCTCGTGAAACAGAGCGCAAGGATAGCTTTCTTTTTGATCGCGCCACTGAATTGACCACGCAGGGACAGCCAGTGCCTTTGCTTTATGGCAAATTCCTCGCTGCTTCCCCATTGATCATCTCGTCTGCCATTACCACTCAACAGGTGCCGGCATGACGACAGACGATCTTGATCAACTTGTAGTTATCGAGGGCAGCAAAAAGGAAGGCAGAAAGCCCGTTGAAGATCCAGAGTCTCTCCGCAGCAGATCAAGTGCGGACATTGTTGCAGTGTTGTCAGAAGGGGAAATCCTTGGGTTTGAACCTGGCATTGATCCCCTCACTCGCATCTATCTGGACAATATTCCCATTAAAAACATTGATGGCAGCTTCAATTATACAATTACCAATTTCTACACTGGATCATCCGCTGCAGCGAATGGCAAGGGCAGTCTCATCCCTTCAATTAGCGCAAGCATTCCCGGCCTGATTCGTGGTGATGCAACAAGTCAAGTGGATTCGGTGGTGCTTGATTATCGAGTGGGCACTCAAAACCAAGATCCAATGCCAGGTTTTGACAATGTCAAGGCAGAACAAAGCGTTAGTGTGCGCGTCACTCAAGCACAAGGCCCCGTCTCTCGCACCACCATTGCTAGTAATTGGAATCGCATTCGCGTGCGCGTGGGCGTGGGAGCATTGTTCTACGTGAATAAAGACAATGGCGATATAAAAGGCACAAGCGTAACGTTCAATGTAAAGATTCGCCCAGACGGAGGCGGACTATTCGTCAATGAAAATAAAACGATTAGCGGAAAAAGCAGAGGAGCCGTTGATTTTGAGTATGAATATGTGATGCAAGGCACTGGACCATGGGTGGTGAGCATTCAACGAATTACGGCTGATCCCACCACGACAGGCTTGACAGACGACTTTTATTTTAAGGCCATCGTCGGCTACATTGATTCTTCCTTTCGCTACCCCAACACTGCATTAATCGGCCTCAAAATTGGTGCAGAAAGTTTCACAAGGGTGCCGGCTATTGGAGCTGAACTTTTAGGAGTGAAGATTAAAGTGCCAACCAATTACGACCCATTTACGCGCACTTATCAAGGCATTTGGAATGGCACATTTAAAACGGAATGGTCCAATAATCCAGCTTGGATATTTTACGATTTGTTGACCAATCCTCGTTACGGAGCGGGAGAGTTTATTAGCGAAAGTCAAGTGGATAGGTATAGTTTGTTTTCCATTGCTCAGTATTGCGACGAGCTTGTGCCCGATGGAAAGGGAGGCCGTGAGCCTCGCATGACTTTCAATGCCTATGTCACTGACAGGGGAGAGGCTTATGAAGTGTTAAATAGTATGGCTGCAGCATTTAGGGGAATGTTGTATTTTAGTGAAGGCGTCGTTGTTGGCATTCAAGACAAGCCCAAGCCTGTCACGAAAATCTTTTCGCCAGCCAATGTCATCCAAAAGACAGAGGAAAGCGGAGAAGTGAGTGAGCCATGCTTTAGCTATGAAGGCACGGCGCGTAAGGCGCGAAAGACCGTAGCGCTTATTAACTGGAACGACCCCAATGACCAATATTCTTCCAAGATTGAATATGTGGAAGATAGGGATGGGATTGAACGCTATGGCTATAGAGAGGCTGAGATTCGTGCATTTGGCACCACTTCCCAGGGGCAAGCGCAGCGTGTTGGGCGATGGTTGCTGCTAACAGACCAGCTTGAATATGAAACGGTCACCTTCAAGGTGGCCACTGAAGGCTTCTTTATTCTCCCTGGGGAGGTTATTGGCATTGCTGATCCATCCAAGGGAGGGAAACGCTTCGGCGGGCGAGTGACTAGCGCCACCACCACTTCCATTACCATTGATGCCCCTTTCACAATTGGAGCATTTTCTTATTTGCTCTACGTGACGATTGAGGATGGAAGCATTTTGTCGCGCACTGTCACAAACGCTCCTGGCGAAACTTCCACCCTTACCATTTCTTCGCCATTGCCCTCTGCACCTTTGGTAAATTCGCCATGGATTTTACAGGAAGGGGATGCGGGTGTTAGGAAATTTAGAGTGATTTCAATGGTGGAAGACGATGGTGTGGTCACTCTTCTGGGTAGTCTTTACGACGAAAGGAAGTTTTCTCAAACAGATAGTGAAACCATCCTTGGCAATCCTCGCACTAGAGTGGCATCAGTGCAGGCATTGCCTTCTGTTGATGGCACCAGCATCATCTTGGGGGCGCCCGCGTAATGGCTCAGTATGAAGTGGCGTGGACTTTCCCGCAGTATTCGGGCTATTCCATTTTGAATGCGGCAGTGAATCCTGCCATTTGCTGGAACGATGTGCAAAATAATCCATTTATTTCAGCGTTTGAAGTGGACTTTTTGAACTTGGAGGACAATAGTTGGATTAACATTGGCACTACCACGGCTAATTACATTCGCTTCCCTTCTGACATTTACAACTCGGAAAGTGTTTATCAGATTAGAATTGCTACAATTGGCACTGATGGCAGGCGGTCGCCGTATGCCTATAGCCAGACGACATTCTCAAGCCCGTTGGCATTTGATTTTACCAAGCCATTGACGGTTAAGCTAATCAATGGCAGTGACGTGCCAAATCAACGCTATCTCTTCCTAGTTTTCTAACATGGCCAATCTTTACGGACT